ACAATAACATGGCAACAAGAAGTGTAGCAACATCAGATACTTTAGAAACGTTTAGAACCACGTTTAATAGTCTAGGTACAGACGTTGGTGATTTAAATAGTTTAACAACAACTGATAAAACATCAGTGGTTGCTGCTGTTAATGAAGCATTAGGGGCAACCTTTAGTTTTACATTAAGAGATGAAACCTCTTCTAATCAATTAATTTCTGGTAACGATACTTTAAATGTTGTAGGTTCAAGTGGTATTACAGCTACAGTAGGTGCAACTGATACTTTAACAATATCTTTAGATTCAACAATAACAGGATTGACTAGTTTAGACGCAACTACACTTACTGAGGGTGGTGTACAAGTTGCAACTAGACCTTTTGCAATTGCTCAAGCAATAGCGCTAGGTTAAAAAGGTAAGTTTGATATGAATAAACGTATAAATATATAAATAAATATAGGTGAACAGTAAAGCTTTATAAATATAAATGTATAATAAATATAATATATAGAACATCAAAGCTTTATAAATATAATATATTAATGATAAAATTATAAGTATTATTAATTAATTTTAAAAGGAAAATAATGGCTAACGATTTTAAAAGATTCGCAATTTCAGATGTAAATACATCAGCTGGTGCTTCAGCTTCAGCAGTATATACTGTACCCGCTGGCGCTGGTTCAACTGCTTTAGAATCAATAATTATAGGTATAAATTTATCAAATACCTCAGCGAGTGCTGTAACAGCACAAGTATTTTTAGATCACCTTAGCGGATCTAATGATAGTTATATTGTTAAAGATGTAAATATTCCAGCTGGTACATCAATAGAAATTATGAGAGGTAATAAAATCGTAGTTCAAAATGATGGTACTACTGGTGATGTTATAAGAGTTTCTTGTGGTACTGGAACATCTTTAGATGCAATAGTATCAGTTTTAGAGGATGTGTAATTAGGAGTAAAATATGAATAATAATCGTATAGGAACAAATCCAACTAATCTAATAACACCTGGCACATTTTTTTCTAATTACAGAATTATAGCAAACAGCATAACTTTTGATACGTCAAATGAAAATAGTATGTTAATTGGTCCTATAACTGTAAGTGGATCTAGTACAATACTTACTATATCAGGTAACGGAGTTTTTACAATCTTATAAATAAAAAAAGGAACAATTATGGCAAGCACTTTAAAAGTAGATCAGATAGAGGGACAAAGTGGTAGTACGCTTACGATTCCTTCTGGTCAAACATTCGACATTAGTAATGCTACAGTAACTCTACCAACTGCTGTTGCTACATTAACTGGTTCACAAATATTAACAAATAAAACAATTGACTTAACAGATAATAGTGTATCTGGTACAACTGCTGAATTTAATACCGCTTTATCAGATGGTTCTTTTACTACACTAGCAGGAACAGAAACATTAACAAATAAAACTTTAACAGCACCTAAGATTGGAACTTCCATTTTAGATACTGGTGGAAATGAATTATTTTTATTAACAGCTACAGCTTCAGCGGTTAATGAATTAACATATGCTAATGCAGCAACAGGAAACGGTCCAACTTTTACTGCTTCTGGTGAAACTAATGTTGATATAAATTTAAACCCTAAAGGAACAGGTGTACTTAAAAGTGCCACTGCTGCAGTTAAAATTGCAGGACTGGAGACTATGTGGGTTCCAGCTTCAGCAATGTATGGTGCAACAACAAACCCTGCAGATGCACAACAAGTTGAAACAACAGCAACAAGACCTGATATGAAAGTATTAGATTTTGATGCTAGTACAGATGAATTTGCACAATTTTCAGTAGCATTCCCTAAATCATGGAATGAAGGAACAGTAACTTACCAAGTATATTGGACACCGAGTTCTACGAATACAGGTGACTGTATATTTGGTTTACAAGGTGTAGCTATTGGTGATGACGATACTATTGATGTTGTTTATGGTACAGCTATAGATATTACAGATGCTGGTATTGGAACAGTTGAAGATCAACAAGTTAGTGCTGTAAGTACTGCAATAACAATTGCAGGCACTCCTGCTGTTGACCAACAAACTTACTTTCAATTATATAGAGACGCAGACGCAGGTGGAGATACTTTTACTGGAGATGCAAGAGTTCTTGGTATTAAAATATTCTTTACTACTGATGCAGCTAACGACGCATAAGGAATTCAGATATGAGAGACATAAAAAATACACTTACTTCAAGTAAGAATTCAAAAAATACACAATCAAGAAGAGGTAAATCTTTTGGTTATCAAGTCTTAGGATTTGGTGCCGGAGGAGGACCTGTTACTTTTATAGTAGCAACAGGTGGAGTAATTACGACTGTTGATACAGATTACAAAGTACACACATTTACAGGCCCGGGAACTTTTGAAGTTACTCAAGCAGGTAGCGGAGCTAATGCAGGAGTTGGTTATTTAATAGTTGGCGGCGGCGGTGCTGGTGGTACAGGTTCAGTCGGTGGTGGCGGCGGAGGAGGGGGTTATAGAGAAGCAACAACAGGCGGATATACAGCAAGCCCCTTAGCTACTCCAACACTTGTAACAGTTACAGCAACAACTTATCCAATTGTAATTGGAGCTGGTGGTGCAAAAGGAAGTCCGGGTCCAGAAGATGGTAATGGAACTGGTGGAAATAGTGGAGTAGCCTCAAGCGGTTTAAGTTTAACTTCAGCCGGAGGTGGAAGAGGAGCTAGTTCTAATGCTCCTATGACTAGAGGTCCAGGTGAAGCTGGTGGTTCTGGTGGTGGAAATAATATTAATGTAACACCTATTCTCGCAGGAGACACACCTTCAGTTAGTCCTCCACAAGGATTCCCTGGAGGAAATGCTCCCGCAGGCAGTCCTTCCAGTATTGGTGCTGGTGGTGGTGGAGCAGGAAATTCTAGAGCCAATGAATGGGTTGGTGACGACGGTGGTACAAGTTCAATTACTGGATCAGCAGTAATTTTAGCAACTGGCGGTGGTGGTGGTAAAAACTCAGGTGGAAGTGTACCTGCTAATCAAGGTCCAAGAGGCGGTGGTGAAGGTGGCAATAGTAATATCGCAGGAAATTCTGGTGCTACTGGAAATACTGATGGTGGAGATTCAGGAACTAATCTTGGAAGCGGTGGTGGTGGCGGCGGTCGTCAAAACTCTGTTCAATCAAGAGCTGGTGGTAATGGTGGTGCTGGTGTAGTACACATAAGGTATAAATTTCAATAGGAAAATATTATGGCACATTTCGCAAAAATATCAGAAGAAAATGAAGTACTAGCGGTATTAATTTTAGATGATAAAGATATGTTAAATGCCGATGGTGTGGAAGAAGAAGCTGTTGGACAAGCTTATTTAGAACAACACAATAATTGGCCTGCTCATTTATGGATTCAAACTTCTTATAATACACATAGTAATGTTCATCAACTAGAGGGCACTCCTCTTAGAGGAAATTATGCAGCAATAGGTTATACTTGGGATAGCACTAATCAAATTTTTTGGGGACACAAACCTTATCCATCTTGGGTAAAAAACCTAACAAATGCAAAATGGGAATCTCCGGTAGGAAATGTTCCGGAATTAACTGCAGAACAAAAATCTCAAAATGAGATAGATTTTACTCATAATTGGATTTATTCTTGGAATGAATCTAATCAAACTTGGGACTTGACAGATAGATTAACATAGATATTTGTCTTAATATTTATTTATTTAATATAATATTAAGTATGCATAAGAAAGTATTAACAGAGCAGTCATTATATTTTGGCGATGTTAAAATGCCAAAACATTGGGAAATAGATTCAAATGATCTAGCTCATCATATATTACATTCTAGTTTAAATAACACAAAACTTGAGTTTTCAAAAACTTGGGACAAGTTAGATACATACATAAAAAATTATGTAGGTTTAAAATTTAATATACAATTAGTGAGTAAAAATAGATGGGGAAATATCTATAAACCCAATGAAACAACAATTCCTTTATTAAATATTGATCCGGTGGATTTACGAAACTCTCCAGACTTTACCATGTTATATGGTGTTAAAGTTAAAGACTGTTTTGTTAGGATACATTACGATGATAATAGACGTAAAGGGAGAAGTTGGGACGTAGAACTTAAAAACAACATGTTTTTAATGTTTCCCTCAACTAATATGCATTACATAACTAATAATCAAAAAAATGATTTAAATTTTATACAAACGAACACTTATGAATATATCTAATTACTACTGGTATTTTAAATCTGCAATACCACCAAAAATTTGTGATGATATTATCAAATATGGTTTATCTAAAAAATCTTCATTAGCAAGAACAGGGGGCTATGTTAATAAAAAACTTACTAAAAATGATATTAAAGATATTAAAAAAAAAAGAAACTCAGATTTAGTTTGGCTTGATGATACTTGGATATATAAAGAATTACACCCATACGTACATCAAGCTAACAGAAATGCAGGTTGGAATTTTGAATGGGATTTTTCTGAATCTTGTCAATTTACTAAATACAAATTAAATCAATACTACGACTGGCATTGTGACAGTTGGGAAAAACCTTACCATAAACCCAATGATTTTAATCAAAATAATAAAATTAGAAAATTATCTATGACTTGTCAGTTAACAGATGGTACAGAATATGAAGGTGGGGAGTTAGAATTTGATTTTAGAAACTACGATCCGCATACAAGAAACAAAATTTTGCATGTAAGAAAAGCAAAAGAAATTCTACCTAAAGGATCTATTATTGTATTCCCTTCATTTGTTTGGCACAGAGTTAAACCAGTAACTTCTGGTACAAGATATAGTCTTGTTGTTTGGCATTTAGGAAGACCTTTTAAATAATATGTTTATTTACGAAAAAAATATCAATAAAAAAATATGTAAAGATTTAATTCTGTTGTATGAAAATTCAGATAAAAAAGAATACATTAATAAGAAAGATGTTAAAATGACACAAAGTGTTTTTTATATAAATAACCCTAATTTATCTGATTACTTAAAAGTATTAAATAAATTAATAAAACAATATATTAAAAAATATAAACACATTGATTATGGTCAACAACCTTGGACTATATATCCTAATATTAAAATTCAAAAATATAAACCTAATGAAAATTATGGAGGATGGCATTCTGAATCTACAGGATATAGAGGAGATAATAATAGGTTATTAGTTTTTTCTACTTTTTTAAATACTATAGACCAAGGAGGAGAAACAGAATTTTTTTATCAAAAACAAAAAATAAAAGCAAAAGAAAGTAAAACAATTTTATTCCCTTCTTTTTGGACACACACTCATAGAGGAAATAAAACAAAAGAAACTAAGTATATAATAACAGGGTGGTGTACCTATATAGCTTAAAGATGTTTAAAGAAATAAATAATTTTTTACCAAATAATTTTTTATCGAATATACTTACCAATAGCTTTCCTTGGTATATAACAGAAACTACAAAAATTAAAGGGAAGATGGGTAAACCTTATTTTTTTCATCTGCTGTATTTTAACGGATCTAACAGTAATTATTATGAAAAAATTATGCCAAAATTTATTGAAAAATTAAAGATAAAAAAATTAATTAGAGCTAAATTAAACTTATATCCCAAAACATCTAACATAGAAGAACATAACTATCATGTTGATTTTAAGTATCCACATAAAACCGCTCTTTATTATGTTAATACAAATAATGGTTTTACTATATTTAAAAACCCTTATAAAAAAACAAGTTCTAAAAAAAATAAAATAATTTTATTTGACGAATTAAGTGAACATAAAAGCACTAGTTGTACTAACAAAGATTTTAGAATTACTTTAAATATAAATTATGAGTTTTAAAAAAAATAAATATGTAATTATAAAACAAGTAATAGATAAAAATTTAGCTTTGTTCTTGTACAATTATTTTTTAATAAAAAAACAAGTTTTTGATACTTGTCGTAATGCTAGATATATTTCACCCTATGAAACACTACTAGGTTATTACGAGGGGGCTAACGAACAAATTCCACACACTTACTCAAGTTATTCTGATATAGCAATGGAGACTTTAATGTTGAAGTGTCAACCTATTATGGAAAAGACTACCGGATTAAAACTATATCCAGCTTATACTTATGCAAGGATTTATAAAAAAGGTGATATTCTTAAAAGACATAAAGATAGATTTAGTTGTGAGATATCGACAACTATGAATCTTGGTGGTGATGATTGGCCAATATATTTAGAGCCGTCAGGAGAAGTAGGAAAAAAAGGAATCAAAGTAGATTTAAAACCAGGAGACATGTTAGTCTATTCTGGTTGTGAATTAGAGCATTGGCGTAATAAATTTAAAGGTAAAGATTGTGCACAAGTCTTTCTTCATTATAACAACAGAAAAACACCAGGGTCTAAAGATAATATGTTTGATAAGCGCCTACATTTAGGTCTTCCATCTTGGTTTAAACGATAATATAATATTTTTGGAGTATGAGAACACCACTCTTATACTCCTTATATTTTAGTATAATTTTATAATTTTTGTTATATAATAATAATTATGCCATTAACTCAATTAAATTTTCAACCTGGAATAGACACTGAAAACACCGAAACAGGTGCAGAAGGTAAATGGATTGATTGTGATAAAGTAAGATTTCGTAAAGGACTTCCTCAAAAAATAGGTGGATGGACTAGATTTAGTGAAGAATATTATGTAGGAGTTGGAAGAGCTTTAGAACAATGGTTTGC